CGGGAAAGTGTCGTATTTTCCTAGTGGATGCTTTGTCGCATTTAGATCGATGGCCGTCCCGGATGAGTGGCACGATAATTTTGTAGGGTTGCCTCTTACCATCCTGTAAGCATATGCCCAGTCGTCAAACGTACCCTCATCGATCGGCTCGATCAGCTCGTGAAATTCAGCCGCGAAGGCTGCGAGTAGTGGCCCCACGCTCTCAGCACATCGCAGCTTACGATCCGTACCTTTTACAAGGTAGGACTTTATTTTAATTGCTTCCGGATCTTTTGATGCCGGGTAGCCGTTATAGCTAGTCTCCATTAGTAACGCTCGGTGTGGATTGTTCCGCTTGCATAGCATCATAGGTTGATTTAAGCATTGAGGTGAACTCACCGTTACCTCGGTCAATTAAAACAGTTTCAGTAACCTTGCCAGTTACTACATCTGTATCTGTAAAAAATTGCACATTATCCATTTTTATAACTCCGCACTAAATCCGAGATAGCCATTTGTCGTGATACCAAGAGTGTAAAATTTTCCTTGAGTTAAACCGCTTGCCGTGTTTGGTCTGATAAAACCAGTGTAAGAAGTCGCGTGTACAAAAGAAAAACTTGTGACTGTATACGCCGCGACATTTGGGTCGGTCAATGACGGCGTTCCCCCGTATTCTACGGCACTTGGATTTGTACGCATTGGAACGGGAAAATTAACAATACAATCTGAAACTGTCGAACTTCGTCCAACAACATTTGCTATTTCAGTGGCTGTTTGCAATGTATTGCGCCAATAATAACGCTGGCAAGCGGCTAATTCTCCTTGGATTGTTCCGCCAGCGCGCTTAAAGGTTGTCGCTACTGAACCAAGTTCTAGTTGCACGCCAGTAATTTCCATATAATCGGCAGCGCCAGCAGTACCCACAGGCGTATAAAATAGATTTACTGCTAATTGAGTTGCTGATGCTGAAATTGTGGCAGTTGTACTAAAACGCTGCCAAGTCGTAGTTAAAGTTTTTGTTCCGCTTGAAGCATTAGCCTGACCAGTAAAGCCAGCAATTACATTTTGATTTGTCCCAGTTCCTGTTACTAACTCAAAATTCATATTACTAGAAGCCGCACTAAAGTTTGCACCTGCTCTTGCATACCAAGACAAAGTAACTGCCTGACCAATGAAAGTACGGCTTTGCTCGTTTTCTAATGATTGCGAAATGTAAAGTGCATTAGTAGCAGTATTTCCAGTATCACGCAATACGCGTTGGCAATACTGAATAAAAGGTAAGTTTGTTGTGTCGCTTGTATTCTGTCGGCTATATGTTGAACCTGCTACTGCGCGGTAATTCATCCAGCGATCAGCAAGATAAGTTGGATATGAACCAGCGGCTGATGTGCCACGCTGCCAAATATCCATACCGCCGTTAATTACTGCATTGCCATTGTAAGCAGACTGATAGCGCAAGCCTGTTGAAGTGGAACTATCTGCTACGAGCGTTTCGCCGTTAGCGCCGACCGCCAAGCGGGCCGGAGTATCGTTAGCTGTAGCTGAAATCAGATCGCCTTTAGCATCGACGATACTATTTTGGATCGCGTTAGCATCATCCGTAGTAACCCAAGTAAAGTCCATATCTGTACCAGAGGTTTTACTAAGTACCTGCCCGGTAGTGCCGCCCTTAAGATCGACTAGCGATCCATCGATAGAGTCTCCAAGTGCCTCAATAGCCGTAGCTCCATCTTTGACTAAGTCAGTCGATGTAGGTACAGGCCAGTTAAAATTAGGGGTAACTGTTGCCATTATGTCAAACCTCCAAATGCGTTTTCCCACTCAAGTGTAGCGTTTACACCTGTCCAAATCAGGCTAGGCGGGCTTACTGTGTCCCATTGTGGCGCGACCAATGAGAAATCTGTAGGGCTCAGGGTTAGCGTTATGTCTACGAATTGAGGCGTAGCCCTTATAGCAAAACCCTCTAAAAAGCCGTTAAAGGATCCATTAAACATATTGATAGGTAGATCGTTAATAACAATAGGCTCACCAAAAAATACATTTATGAGCTTGTTTCGCTCTGCATCCGGTAGCTCTGAGTTATCTAATCTAAAGGTAATGGCCTGTAGCTGCTCACGTGGAATAGCACGGAGGCCTAACTCGCGATCCATTACATCCTCAACGTCTGACAATTTATCGAGGTTAGAGCTTACGCTGCGCTGATAGCGACCATAGTTAGCGATAGAGTCCGCATCTAGCGCTGTGGCCTGCGACGAGTAATTGTTGCCATAGTTAAATACGAGCGAGTTACGTATCTTGCCTATTTGTAAGATTGATTTAACACTCGACGGGATAGCGTAATTAGCCGAAATAGTCGTATAGCCATTAGCCGATAGGTAGGCCGTACGATGGTCAGCATCGGCGTAACAGACTCGCCCAGCCTTGTCCTCGTACATATTACCGAGCGCGCTTTGTGCGATCTGCGCGCATAGGTTATAGCTGCTAAAAGGATCTGCCGAGCGTGGGATCATCTCATAAAGCCCGGGGCGATCGATCTCGCCAAGTCCTACGTTTTCTGCATCGGCCCACGTAGTCGTAGGGTCGTAATCTTGCCATTGTAAAGCCGGGGCTACCTCAAACCACGAGTTAATAAGTAGCTCGTTCAGGATCTCGTAAATCTGTTCGCCATCATCATCTTTAGATAAAGCATCCGGGAACAGAGCTTTAGTCAATTTAGCCAAGGATCCTACTGCCAAAATGTTACCGATTGTTATAAAGCCGACTTCCTCAGGCGAGCGTACAGAGATACCAAAATCGGATACCGTACCGCCAAAAACAGGCACGTAAGTACCGGAGCTATTCTTTAGCTCTAGGGTAAGGCTATCGGTAACGTCAATATCAAAGGCCGAGTTATTTATATTTACGATCTCCATACGAGCGTAGCCTGCGTTGCATTGTAGGTCTACGTCATCGCGACCAGTTGCCATATTTACGCTTAGCACGTTTGTATACTCAGTCGTGCCTACGATTATTTTCCACTCTGGGAGCCAAGTACTCATACCGCTATGTAATTTCCTGATCCGCGATTTGTCGAAGTGCCGCGGTAGCTTGATTGGTTAAGTACATCCTCGACGGCACGAGCGATAGCCTCAGGATCTCCCAAGCCTGCCTCGATCTTTACGTTAATCGTCGTAGCATATTGACCTAGCGGCCCACTCATTAAAGCTGCCTCATCGGCTGCACTTTGTAAATCTAAAAGATCTGCAAAAGCGTTAGCTCGTGCTGAGGCTGCATCCGCATATTCTAGTAAAGCATCTATAGAGGCACTCGCGCCTAATTCTTTAGAAATAGGCGCTATAAAATCGCCGGAAGGAATACCGCTACCGCCGCCTCCACCGCCTCCGCCTGCTTTGCCTAAGAGGTTTAGGTATTCTTGTAAAGCCTTAAGGCGAGCGGCATCGGCCGCAGCTTGAGCCTTGGCTACTCTATCGATCATCGATAACTCGGCTTGCTCTCGTAGTAATACCTGAGTCTTTAGAGCGCTTGTCGTATTACTTTGAGAGGCTAAACGTGCTATCTCTGTTAATTGGATCTGTACGCGCTCGCTGTATTGCTCTTTAGCTGCTAATTGGCCAGCGGCGGTAATAGCGGCGTTATACTTCTTAAACGCTTCCTCCCGGGCTATCTCTTTATCAGCCTCAGCCATTTTAGATTTATTGATAGCTGTAAGTTCGTTGAGTAGTTGCGTGTTAATTGAGAGTAGCGTTGCATCGCTGATCTCTTTTATGCCTGCTAACTTTGCTAGGTCTGCGTTTTTTTGCAGCGCGGCTAGTTCGCTTATTTTCTTTAGCGCTAAATCGCCATTTTCATCCTCGATAGCGATAAGGGCCTCAAGGCGCAAGCGTGTCTCTTTGTCATAGGTAGCCTTAAGAGCTGCAGCTAGTGAGACACGAGTAGTATCAAAAACAGCGGCAGCCTTAGATAAGGCTATTTTATTTTTTTCTGCTATAGCTTGTTTTCTTTGTAATGCTAATAACTCTTTAGCTCGCTTAGCGGCATCGGCTTCGGCCTTGGCTCGTGCCTTGGCATCGGCTCTTTGTGTGTCTTGATTGCCAGCTGAT